CGGTAAGCATCGCCGGGAGATGGATGCCGGCTCGGCCATTGCCTGGCCGGCCCGGCATAACGCCGACGAACTGTCGGCCATCCAGCACGCCATGAACCTCAAACTCCAGGACGAGCGGGCGTTCTGGGCGGAGTATCAAAACGAACCGCTGCCCGAGGCCGAGGGCGATTCGGACCAGCTCACGGCCGACCAGATCGCCGCCAAGGTCAATGGCTATCAGCGCCGTGTCGTGCCCATCGGCGCCAGCCACCTGACGATGTTCATCGACGTCCAGGCCAAGCTGCTCTTCCACGTCGTGGTCGCGTGGGAGGACGACTTCACCGGCTACGTGATCGACTACGGCACGTATCCCGACCAGCGCCGGGCGTTCTTTGCGTTGCGGGACGCGCAGAAGACGCTTGGCCGGGCAGCGCCCGGGGCGGGGCTGGAGGGCTCGATCTACGCCGGGCTGGAGAAGCTGACCGGCGAGTATCTCTCGCGCCGCTGGCGGCGCGACGACGGTGCAGAGATGCAGATCGGCCGGTGCCTGATCGACGCGAACTGGGGCCAGAGCACCGACGTAGTCTACCAGTTCTGCCGGCAAAGCGCCCACGCGGCCGTCGTCATGCCCAGCCACGGTCGCTACGTCGGCGCCTCGAGTGTGCCGTTCAGCGAGTACAAGCGCAAGCGCGGCGAGCGGATCGGCCACCACTGGCGCATTCCCAATACCCAGGGACGCCGGCAGGTTCGCCACGTCCTGATCGACACCAACTACTGGAAAAGCTTCATCCACGCCCGCCTGGCCGTGGCGATGGGCGACTCCGGCTGCCTGTCGTTGTTCGGCCGCAAGCCCGCCGAGCATCAGCTCCTGGCCGAGCACGTCACCGCCGAGTACCGCGTGCGGACCGAGGCCCGGGGCCGCACCGTGGACGAATGGAAGCTCCGCGCCGGCGGGCCAGACAACCACTGGCTGGACTGCCTGGTCGGCTGTGCGGTCGCGGCCTCCGTGCAGGGCGCGGTCTTGCCGGGCACGGACGTCAAGTCCGCACCGACGCGGCGGCGTGTCAGGCTATCGGAATTGCAGGGGAGGAGGCGTCGGTGAACACCGTCCATCCATCGGTTGGACTGGAGTGCCCCCGTTGCGGGTGCCGTCACTTTCGGGTGATCTACACGCGACCCCGGAAGGGGTTCATTCTTCGCCGCAAGGAGTGTCGCCACTGCGGTCGCCGCGTGGTCACACGCGAGCGGATCAGCGGTTGACCGGCCCCGACGGAAGCGGCGATTCCATATCTGTAACGATTTTGCCCTTCATCAGCCTTCTGCCGAAAAGCTTTGGCCCATCTCGCAAATATAGACCTGTGAGGCCAATCCCTATGACCGAAGACCTTGACAACACGATCCGCAACAACGCCTCCGGGCCCAAGCGCGCCCGGGGCGACGCAGGAGAGATGGAGCAGCACTCGCTGAAGGACCAGATCGCCGCCGACAAGCACCTGGCCGGTAAGAAGGCGACCGCCGGCAAGGGGCTGGGGATCAAGCTGGCGAAGATCTCGCCGGGAGGGACCGCGTGATGTGGCCCTTCGGCAAGCACAAGTCCCGCAAGGCAAAGACCATCGCCCGGCTGATCCGCGCGCGGTTCGACGCGGCGATCACGAACGTCGAGAACGCCCGGCACTGGGCCAATGCCGACGGGCTGTCGGCCGATGCAGCCGCCAGCGCCGGCGTCCGGCGAATACTCCGCAATCGCAGCCGTTACGAGGTCGCCAACAATTCCTACGCCAAGGGCGTGGTGCTCACGCTCGCCAACGACGTTGTCGGCACGGGCCCGCGCCTCCAGGTCCTGGGCCCCGACGCGGAGGCCAACCGCATCGTGGAACAGGCCTTCTCGCAATGGGCTGTGGCCGTGGGCCTGGCCGAGAAGCTGCGGACGATGCGGATGGCCAAGGCCGGCGACGGCGAGGCGTTCGGCATGCTGACGGCCAACCCGGCGCTTGGCTCGCCGGTGAAGGTGGACCTGAAGCTGGTCGAGGCCGACCGCGTGACGAACCCCGACCTGCGGCTGCCGATAGGCGGCGCGGTGGACGGGATCGAGTTCGACGCGTTCGGCAACCCGAGGGCCTACCTGGTGCTTCGGGAGCACCCCGGTTCACAGATCACGCACCCGGCGATCCGCGCCTATGATCGCGTTCCTGCCGAGGCGATGATCCACTGGTTCCGGGCCGATCGGCCGGGCCAGCATCGCGGCGTGCCGGAGATCACGCCGGCGATCCCGCTGTTCGCCCAGCTTCGCCGGTACACACTGGCCGTGCTCGGGGCGGCCGAGACGGCGGCCGACTTCACGGCGGTGCTGTTCACCGACGCCCCGGCCAGCGGGGAGGCGGCGGCCGTCGAGCCGATGGATGTGATCGAACTCGAGAAGCGCATGGCCACGGTCCTGCCGGACGGCTGGAAACTGGGCCAGATCAAGGCGGAGCAACCGGGCACGGCGTATGCCGAGTTCAAGCGGGAGATTCTCGGGGAGATCGCCCGGTGCCTGCTGGTGCCAATCAACGTGGTCACGGGCGATTCCAGCCAGCACAACTACGCTTCGGGGCGGCTGGACCACCAGACGTACTTCAAGAGCATCCGGGTGGAGCAGGCCCACCTGAACGAGGTGGTATGCGACCGCATCCTGGCGGCCTGGATGCGGGAGGCCGAGCTGCTGACGGAGTTCTCGTTCCTTCGCGGCATGGGCAGCCTGCCGCACCAGTGGTTCTGGGACGGGACCGAGCACGTGGACCCGGCCAAGGAGGCGACCGCCCAGGAGCGGCGGCTGAAGAACAATACCACCACCCTGGCGGACGAATACGCCAAGCAGGGTAAGGACTGGGAGACGCAGCTTCGCCAGCGGGCCAAGGAAAAGCAGCTCATGGCCGAACTGGGGCTGGCGGAATCCGAGGCGGCGCCGGGGCGCAATCAGGACGCCCAGCCGCCGGACAGGAACAGGAACGAGGTGACCCGTGCCGCTGCCTGAGAAGCGCAAAGGCGAGAAGCATGAAGACTTCGTGGACCGCTGCATGGCCAGCGACGTGATGGTCCGCGAGTTCCCCGACGCCGGGCAGCGACGGGCCGTCTGCGAACGGCAATGGCAAGGAGCAACAGCGATGTCGGATGAGAAGGCACTCACACACGTAACGATGACGGCAACCCCGACCATCGAGGCGGCCGGCGGCGATGGCGGCGACCTGCCCCGGTTCAGCATGGTCGCCTACAGCGGCGGGACGATGCGGATCAGGGGATTCCCGCACCCAGTCGTGGTGGACCTGGCCGGGCTCCAGATCCCCAGCCAGAACCTGCCGATCCGCCTGGACCACGAGCGCCGCCAGGGCGTGGGGCACACCCGGCGGATCGCCATCGACCAGGGCCGGCTCGTCGCCGAGGGCCTGATCTCGCGCGACACGTCCTGGGCCCGGGACGTCGCCCGCAGCGGCGCCAAGGGCTTTCCGTGGCAGGCGAGCATCGGCGCGGCGGTGGTGGAGGCCGAGTTCGTGCCCGCCGGGGGGCGCGTCCAGGTCAACGGCCAGACGTTCACCGGCCCTGTGCACGTGGTGCGCAAGGCCGTCCTCAAGGAAATCAGCTTCGTCGACAGCGGCGCCGACAAGGGCGCGTCCGCCAGCGTCGCCGCAGAGAACAGCCAGGAGAACACCATGAAGACGAACGGCAAAGACGACGTCAAGACCGCGGCGGAGCCCGAGGTCAAGGACCAGCCCAAGGTCGAAGGACAGCCCGAGCCCGAGGCCCAGCCAAAGATCGAGGCGGCCGGCGACGCCGGCGGCCAGGCCGATCCGGTGGCGCAGATGCGGGCCGAGGCGGCCGCCGAGACCAAGCGGATCGCCGCGATCCGGAAGGTCTGCGCGGGCGAGCACCCGGACATCGAGGCCAAGGCCATCGAAGAGGGATGGGACGAGACGCGCGCCGAGTTGGAGGTGCTTCGGGCCTCGCGGCCCAAGGCCCCGGCGATCCACAGCCGCGACGACGAGGGGGTGACCGGCCAGGTGCTCGAGGCCGCGTGCCTGATGACCGGCGGGATCAAGGGCGATGACCTAACGGCCTCCCACGGGGAGCAGGCGCTCGACCTGGCCGAGAAGCGGTTCCGGGGCGGGATCGGCCTGCAGGAGCTGCTGCTGGAGGCGGCGTGGGCCAACGGGTACACCGGCCGGAACTTCCGGGACAGCCGGGCCGTGCTGCGGTTCGCTTTCGGGCGGAACATCCAGGCGGCGTTCAGCACGGTGGACATCAGCGGCATCCTGTCCAACGTCGCGAACAAGTTCCTGCTGGAGGGCTTCTTCAGCGTCGAGCGTACGTGGCGGAACATCACGGCCGTCCGGAACGTCTCGGACTTCAAGACGGTCACCTCGTATCGCCTGATCGGGAAGGACCAGTACGAGAAGGTCGCTCCGGGCGGCGAGCTGAAGCACGGGACGCTGGGCGAGGAGTCCTACACCAACAAGGCCGATACGTACGGGCTGCTGCTGGCCATCGACCGGCGGGACATCATCAACGATGACCTGGGCGCGATCACGGCCGCGCCGCGCAAGCTCGGCCGGGGCAGCGGGCTGAAGATCAACGACGTGTTCTGGACGGTGTTCCTGAACAACGGGTCGTTCTTCAAGGCCGGCAACAAGAACTACGTCACCGGCGCGGACTCTGCCCTGAGCATCGACGGGCTGACCAAGGCCGAGGTCAAGTTCATGGACCAGGTCGA